GAGCGTCGCATTCATGTTCTGCAGGTCCGCGCCCGTGAACTCCCGCCACTGGTACGTCCGGTCAGGTCCAACGAGCGAGGCCATACGAGGCTCGGTGTAGAACCGGGCCATGTAGTCCAGCAGGATGTAGCCGACGCGCTCCCATGCGGGCTTGGAGTTGATAAGGGCGAGGGCCATCACTTCGCCCTGCCCCTGCAGCGTAGCGGGCTTTCGGCGGGACTGGGTAGCGCCGGTCGGCAGATCGGCAGGTCGCTGGAAGCGATAGCCGCCGACGAGCAGCGCGTCATCCGTCACGTCCTGCTTGATGCGGAAGAAGTGCTCCGGCGGCCCAGGGATGGCCGGAACGACCGGCTGCAGCCCCGGCTGCGTCACGACTTCTTGGAACGGTTCATCCGTCAGCTCGCCGTATTTGAGCCCGTCGCCCGTCTGACGGAAGACCTTCGGTACGACCTTGTTCAGCCACTCAAGGATACGCGCCTGCATCTCGTCGTACGTCTTGTTGCTGAACGTCATGTCGTACAACGGCGTCAGGCCCATCTCGGGATGGCCCGGGAGCGGCACCCAACGGAAGTGCGCCATGGGGATATGACGTCCCGGTAGATCGGTCGGCTGCGTAATGAGCGTGCCATCAGACGACGTCCACCACTGGCCCTTCGGATACCGGGTACTCCGTGGTAGGTAGTGCTCGATCACGAGGGCCGTCTCCGGGGCGCGGCCTGCGCCAGCCGGTGGGAAGACCGAGAGCAAGTCCATCGCCACCGCGCCGGTCTGGTGGGCGAAATGCAGCGCCTCGGCCTGCTCTTTCCCATACCGAGCGACGGCTTCGTCGTATGTCAGGAGGTAGCCAACCATCTTGCCGGACGAGAGCGCGGTCGTGCGCCGAACGAGCTGCGGCGGGATGACCTCGACGCCGATCTCCCCTGCGTCGACCATGATCGGCTCGCGCATGTTGGGATCGAGCTGCCCAGTCTGCGGATTGATCGGCACGAGGCGCATCCGACCGTCTGGCCCCATGACCTGCTCGGCCAAGGGGATCATGTCGCCCGTATCCTTGTTCCAGAAGATACGGAGGTCCGCGTTGCCGGTCGCTGCCAGCCACGCCGCGATGTCGGTCTTCTTTGCGTCCATCTCCAAGACGCTCCACGCATAGCGGAGCGCCGTGTCCGCTAGCTCGGCGCTGGAGATGTCTTCGGGATCGGGAGATGCCGGTACCGCCGAGAAGCGCACGCGCGACTGTAGGAACTGCGCAAGGTAGTCCGAGTAGAACGCCAGCGTCATGTTGACGATCGGGAAGCGCTTCCACTCAGGGATCTGCGAGTTGTCCAGCTCGCGTAGCGTCCGCCAATGCAGTGACCGCAGGAAGTCCATCGACCGCTGCCACCGCGTCGTCCAGAAGGTGTAGAAGCTGTCCAACTCGGTCCACGACTCCTTGGAGAAGCGGGCGAGTTCGGCTGGGCTGTCCGGTAGACGTGCCATGGCTTAGTCCTCTCTGACGGGCGGGAACGGGACGGTCTTCGGCGGCGCTGGCATCGGCAGGTCGCTGGCGAAGCCGCGATAGCGCATGCGTTCGAGCGCTTGGATCAGCGGGCGCGCCATGAGCAGGTAGCACGTTAGCACCAATGCGCCACCGGCCAAGATACCACCGACGACTGCGACAACGACGCCGTTCATCACCACTCCCTTGCCAGCGCGCGCTGGCGATTGTCCTGTAGCTCGATGGCCTTCCAGATGACCGCATCAGCGAGCGGCATCTGCTTCATCCAGTCGTCCTCGACAGGCAAAGTAGCGCCTGCCTGCATGATCGAACAGCCGTACGTCAGGCAGTCGGAGGCGTCCGCCCCGTCCGCCGAGTCCTTGTCCGGCTTCCCGTTCTTGCCCCACGAGTACCGCTGCATCTCCCAGATCAGCCGGGAGCACTGCATGTCGCGGTCGCTCCACTTCCATGTCGACATCAGCGTGTTGAACAGGAAGAGTCGGGGGGCGCCAAAGCAGTCCTTCACGTTGGTCGCGGCGGGGTATTGACGCTTCTCGTCCGGTTCGAGCAGGGCGTGGACGCGCAGCACCATCTTGTCGACGTTCTTGGGATATGGCAGCTCCGTCGCGCCAATCTTGGCCCCGAGGCGGCTGAAGTGCCAGTTCAGCTCGTGCCGGTCCTGCGGGTTCGCCGAGTCCACATACGCCGCGACCGCTTGCTGACGGTCGCCGACGATCACCTTCATCCGCTCCGCACGATAGGAGAGCGTCTCGTCCTGCGAGAAGAACTCGTCCGTGACGTAGTAGTTCCCGAAAGCGTCGACCGCGAAGTAGAGCGCGGCGAAGCGGTGGTACTGCGGGTCCACCACGAAGAAGCGCGCGTAGCTCTCGTCCATACGGAAGGGCGGGATGACGTGGACCTCCGGGCTGAAGCTCTTGAAGATCAGGCCGGTCCGCGTCACGAACTCGCCGTACATACGGGCAGCCCGCACGTTGGGATCGGGCCACTGCCGCTCCATCCGTTCGATGTCCGCGCGCGTGAAGTGCGGGACGAGCGGGTTGCCGTCCCGATCCGCGACCGGCATGTGGATGACGTCGACGTCCACGCGGTCGCCAGCCGTCCACGGCATGTAGACTTTGTCGCGTACCCAGTACGTCTGGACGTCGAGGGGCGCGAAGACCATGAGCATCCGGCCCTTCCGGTCCACGAGACGGGCGAGCAGCTCCTCGAAGACGTCCTCCTTCGGGGTCTCGTCCATCACGATCAGGTCGGCCGAGAAGCCCTGCAGGCGGCGCTGGTGCATGTCCGCCGAGAGGAAGTGGATCTCGCTGCCGTTCTTGAACTTGATGATGTTCGTCGTGGACGAGATGATGTCCCCGTTCGGCTGGAGACGGACTTCGCTGCGCGGCGTCAGCTTGCGCACAATCGGCAGCACCGCCCGCTTGAACATGGGCAGCGACGGCATGACGTACGCCACGAAAACCGGCGGCGTGGGCACTTCCGCCCACGTCCGTCGGCCGGTCGCATAGTACAGGACTTCCGCTACGGCGCTGTAGGTCTTGCCGGAACGGTTGCCGCCGACGACCAGCGTGATCGGCTTGCGGGACCGATGGACCCGCTGCTGAACATCGTGCGGCTGGTAGACGAGCGCGAGCGGATCGTCCAGCTCACGCTGCCGAAGTTCATTCTCGATGTCCGCGAGCGTGAGGCGTGCCGCATTCAGCATTACGGGGCCGCTACCCATGCGACTACCTCCCCGGTCGTCGCTGCGCCGCTCGCTTCCAGCTCGACTACGAGGGCCTGATCGCGCTCTGTGTGCAGGATACCCGGCACTGGACCGACGAACGGGCCGTTGGTAAAGTCCCACCGGATCGGCAGACCGACCTGCGTCAGCGTGATAGCCGAGGCAGGATAGTAGTTCGTGTCACTCGACGGGTTGCCCGACGCGCCGCCTTCCAGCGCGTCCGTGTTGCCGACGAAGGGAGAACCGACGGCCGTCAGGACCGCGAAATGCCCCATGTCGACGTGGGACGCCGTCACAGCCGGAAGCGCTGCGATCGCCGCCGCCTCGTCGTCGTATCCGGTCGTAAAGTTCGCAGCTCCGGCGAGCACGTCGATCGTGCCGTTCGTCCCGATCACGAGGCGGTAGATCCCCCACTTGTCCTGTGGGATCGTTCCCGCCGCGAGCGCCGTACCGGCGGCGACAGCAGCCTTAGCGTATGCTACCCGGTCGATCAGGAACTGGAACGCCGTCGTCGCAACGGAAGTGTCCGTCGAGCCGATCGACAGTACGGTCGCGGTCAGCAGACCGTCAGCGCTCGTCGGGCCGGTCTTCACCGTGATCGTCTTGATCGCCGCGACGGCAGCGTTGTACTGCGCCTGAATGCCGAGCAGGAACGTACGCGCATGAGGATTCGAGGGCACGTACGCCGTCGCGACAGCGTTTGCCATCGCCGCCGGGCAGGCGACCGGCTTACCGTTGGTTACAAGGATAGGAAGCATGTTAGTGCCCTCTGATTAGTCGATGAAGCCAGCCGAGACGGCGGCCGAGTTCGTGGCCGGGTAGACCGCTACCACCGCCGCCCGCCTCGACGTCCAAGTCTGCATACCAACCCGCGATCATCAACAGGCCGTCCGCGTCCGAGAACGCTGCAGGAGCATCCGGCGGGAAGTCGAGTCCCGCCTCTGCGAACCGTTCACTCAGTTCGTCGAACGCCATTAGGCCAGCTTGCCCCGCGTGACAGTTGTCCCATCATCTGCGTGGGTCGCC